TTATAATAAGTACATAAGCAATTAAATCCCTTTCCCAAATGACTCTTACTACTGAAACAGACAAAACTTACAACGGTTGGGTAGACTATGAAACATGGAACGCGGCACTCTGGATAGGTGGTGATGAAGGTTTCTACAACTTTGCCCGCAACTGTCGTGACTACACTCAGTTTATGGATTTCATGCATGAGATCGGATCTGACAAAACACCCGATGGTGTAAAGTGGACAGATGCAGACTTAACTGAAATGAACGAAATGATGGAGGAGTTGTAATACATGGTAAAATTACTAGTAGTCATTCTAATCATTTTTTTCTTATAAGTCAGCTGACTTAGACAGTTGATAAACTGTCACATCATGGGTGGTCATCTCACAGACTACCCATTATAATAAGAACATAAGCAAACATTTTCCCACCATGCCTAAACCAGAAATTCATTACTCAGTCGTCTTCGGAATGGGATTCTACATCTCAGAAGATGGCACCCTGATGAGTATGCCCGCATTTGAGAATGATTCCGATTCACGTGATGTTGCATTTGATATTGGAAATGAAATCCCCGTTTCAGAGTGGCAAAATACAGATGCATACACCACAGACCATTTACAGGTGCTTGCACAGATTGTGCAGATCTGCACTCTCAAACGTGACTATGTTAATATCGGATATTATGCCGAAAGATTCAGACCTGTGACAGTTTAATTACTGTCACACATAAACCCCATTCTTACGGATGGGGTATTATAATTAGTACATAAGCAAAAGAGGTTTCCCACTCATGTCAACACTACATCACGATTCATTATATGAAACATGCTATGATGAAGCATGGATAGATTATGCAACCGCAAACAATCTAACACAGGATCAACTTGACGCAATCGATCAGGATTCTGAGTTAGGTTATTTACCAGAGATCGCAGATGAAGCACAAAGACGTTTTGAGGCATTGTGTCAATAATGGAATTATTCATTCTCATTGGTGGTTGCTATGCTCTTTACACTGTCGGAATGGCAATCGCAACTCAGCTGGATTATATGGAAGTTGAAAGAGAAAGAAAGAAGGACAGATTATAAACTGTCACACACTGACTACACACCGTTGCTTATTCGGTTATAATAAGTACATAAGCAATTAAATCCCTCTCCAAATGAACAAAACTCAAAGAATAATGAATAGAATCGTCCAAGTTGACAACTTCCAAAATATGGCATGTTGTTGTGATAACTGGGATGAATTTGTAATCGAATTAGCAGAATGGGGCGTCGATGGATGTGCAAAGGTTGATTTTGATGATCCAGAGTTAGACATCCCCACACTTGATAGGTTTATCAAGGCAGAGAACGGATATGTAAGGGAGGTAGCATAATGAATGAATCTACCTATGCAGAAATTTTAAAACTTTATGATGAAGGGGACTTTGACCTCTTCGACTTAAAGTCCGACCTTTATTATCAGTTGTTTTATTCTTACAGAGGTGATGACTATGACAGTGAATAAACTGTCACACGTAGGGTTTATTTTAATCTCATTTGTGTTTATAATAAGTACATAAGCAAAGGTTCCCACACTATGCAAAAGTTTACAGAACAACAGATCTATGAAATCTGTTTTAAAAACAATCCACTTAAAGCAACAGCAAACTTTCCCCGTTGCCCATTTCCCCGCAAAACAATCAAAGGAGGAATCAAATGAACGGAATTAACATCGAACTCACCCCAAAGCAGTATGATTACCTATATGACGTAATCATGGAAGCATACTCAAACGATGTCGCAGAGCAAAAGGATTGGGACGTTCAGACGTTCGACAATCTCATTGATAACGTCTGTAATGGTAAATCTACCATATTATCAAACGACGTGAAAGGTATTATGCCACTTTGATTAGTGGCACACACTGACTACACACCGTTGCTTATTCGGTTATAATAAGTACATAGGGCAGAGTTAAAGGATGCCGATCCCATCAGCAACTCGGATCTACTTGTAAGACCCTAACCATTTTATCCCCCCTTCAACATGAGACTTATTGAGCAACAAATGAACAACGCAGTTAGAAACAAAATTGCGTGGAGTAAAGACAATACACTTACAACTTTCTCAAGTGATTTAAAAGAGTGTTTCGTTTACCTACACGGCAACCACATCGCAACTTACAATTATGTTCTTAAGGAGTTGGAGTTGTTTGACGGTGGTTGGCAATCCAACACCACAAAATCCAGACTCAATGCACTATTACATGAGTTTGCTTATGGTTTCGGTGTGTTCCAAAGGAATTGGAATTGGTTTGTGAGTGACAGGTTAGGCAACGTCAAGTCCTTTCACTCTGGATTCACAGTTGATCAGGACTTTCTATTAGACTTCTAACAGGGTCATTCGTTCGTGTATCAGCAGTGGGGGGCGTTGATGCCCCCCTTATATAAAATCGCATGACACCCCTAGTCTACAAAGTGTTACGAAAGGCACAAATATATTTCACGACTCAAAAAAAATTTTCGCATATATAAAATCAAGTGTAAGGTTCACATTAATGAAAAAAAATTTTGACCAAATTTTTTCGACCATAGAGATCGATCCAGTTACAGACAGATATCACATTACAATACCAGAGGAGATAATCAATGAATTTGATTGGTATGAAGATTTAAAATTAAAGTGGAATATTGATAGTAGTGGTGATCTGATTCTAACAGAGGAGTCTGATTGACAAGCACTATATAATAGTATATAATTGAAATGAGTTACTTCTATTATGGCAAAAGGATTTACAGTAAAAGCAAAAACACCGACCAATGCTTCAAAGAAAAAGGTCGAAGAATGGGATTATGAGAGAGCAAGAGAATTAATAAAAGGAAAGAAGATAGTATTTTGTCTACCAGGTCGAGGAGTATCATACATATACTTAAAGAATTTTGTACAGTTATGTTTTGACCTTGTACAATCAGGAGCAAGTATACAGATATCGCAGGATTATTCATCAATGGTGAATTTTGCCCGTTGCAAGTGTTTAGGTGCAAACGTCCTTCGAGGACCAAATCAAATTCCGTGGGATGGAAAGTTAGAGTATGATTATCAGTTATGGATTGACTCTGACATTGTTTTTAATTCTGAAAAGTTTTTCCAGTTAGTTCTTGATGCCAATCCAGAAGGAGAGAGTGAGAGAAGTATTGTTGCAGGTTGGTATTGTACCGAAGATGGTAGAACCACATCGGTGGCACATTGGTTAGAAGAAGAAGATTTTCGAAGCAATGGTGGTGTGATGAATCACGAGACAATCGAAAGCATATCAAAACGTAAAAAACCGTTCACCGTAGACTATACAGGTTTCGGATGGTTATTAATAAGAAAGGGTGTATTCGAACACGAAGGATTACCATACCCATGGTTTGCACCCAAGATGCAGGTCTTTGAGTCTGGTGAGGTACAGGACATGTGCGGCGAGGATGTCTCGTTTTGTCTCGATGCAATTGCAGCAGGATTTAAAATATGGTGTGATCCACGAATTCGTGTAGGACATGAAAAAACAAGAGTTATATAAAGTTCGAAAAGGGCAAGAGATTCTTGGAAAGAATCTGACAATCGAGGATTATTGTGATCTAATGGAGGATATTGCCCAAGAATTTTACGAAGGTAAATTTCCAAATCCTCTCGATTTAACAACTGAAATACAAACCGAGTACGAAGAATGAATTGTTGGCACTGTAAAACTGAACTAATATGGGGTGGAGATAACTCCATGGACGAATTAAATGATGGAGATGAGTCTGAATATGACTTCTTCTCTAATTTTACTTGTCCAAAATGTCAATCTTACGTTGAAGTCTTTCATCACAAATAATGTCTACACTAATTACAAACCTACCCTCATATGAAGTCTGGGTCAGAAAAGAATATTTAACCGATCATAAGAGTGGTCATGGTGAATTTGTCAAGGGAGTCTGGGTATCTGCCAAGAGTATACCTGGTCGTGCCTTTTATTTTGAGACTTATCTACCTGAGTATGCCGCCATGTTTGATAAGTTACCGATTTCTGCGTTTCTCTCGTCTCCAGAAATACCAGATCTTGATATGACTCTTCATAATCTACAATTTTGGAACTGCATGGACTATGGTGTGGTTGCCGTTCAGAAGCAGTTTATCGGATCAATGCACTATGAAGTCTATACAAGGGACTATGGCACTCAGACAGGCACATATATCTGTACATTAGACAACTATCATCAGGATGTAGATGCAGTTGACTACTCAACAAGTGAACAACCTGCCGAACATAAGTCTCATAACCTCTTAGAGCTTGACAATGGGCAGTTTTGTCTCTACCCAAACAATAGAATGAGGATTTATGACAACAGTATCACTCCTGAGACACCTAAGATTCCTGATTTTAAGGTATCAACCGTGTATTATCAGGTAGAGAATGGTCATGATCGTGATGGATTAGGTTCAGAAGAGAATTATTTCTGGAAAACTGCCAAAGAAAGATCTGTTGATACTAATATTGGAGCAGGAAATACTGCAACTGGGACTGTAAATATCAATATTGAACCAGAATTAGGATAAATATTCAAAAATATAGAAAAATGATTATTAAAGTTGACAAATCAGACGATTTTAAAGAAAAAAATAAAAAATTGATAAGTGAATATGATGGTCATGTCTATTATAATGATCAAGAAGATGAAAAATATGAAATTTTAAATGAGAATAAGGAAAAATAGTTAAATAAGAGGTATAAATAAATATAAAACTTGGTTCATGGCATATAATAGGGTGTCAAGAGCGTTTAAAGACATAAGTTTATCGTTTTCACCCCATCCAGTCACTAAAGATCTTCCGATTCTCAAAAATGAGGATGCGATTAAGAGGTCTGTACGTAATGTTGTTGAGACAATACCAACTGAAAAATTCTTTAATCCAGATTTTGGATCAGATGTGTATAAAAGTCTCTTTGATTTTGTTGATTTTGGTACTGCAAATATCATTCAGGATCAAATTGAAACTTCAATCAATAATTTTGAACCAAGAGTTGATAATGTACGGGTTGATGTTGACCCAAGACCAGATGAAAATGAGTTTGAGGTCACTGTCATATATGATATCGTCGGTCAAGAGTTCCCAACTCAAGAATTTACATTCATATTAGAATCAACAAGGTAATATGCCTTATTCAAATTTTACAAATCTTGATTTCGATCAGATAAAAACGTCAATTAAAGATTATCTTCGAGCAAATTCCAATTTTACGGACTTTGACTTTGATGGTTCTAACTTTTCAGTGTTAATTGACACGCTTGCGTATAATACATATATCACGGCATTTAACTCAAACATGATTGTGAACGAGTCTTTCTTAGATTCTGCCACTTTGAGACAAAATGTTGTGTCATTAGCGGGTAATATAGGATATACACCACGGTCTAGGACGGCAGCAGAGGCACAAATATCCTTTGACGTTACAATTAAAAGTGATGTAGGTTCTGTTACCTTAGAACCAGGTATAGTGTGCACTGGAGACGTAGATAATGAGACATACACATTTGCAATAACAGAGGCAATAAGTGCAAATGTTGTTAATGGCACTGCTAAATTTGAGAATATTAGTATTTTTCAAGGAACTTATCTAGAAAAAACCTTCAAGTATGATGGTTCTCTTGATCAAAGATTTATCTTAGACAATTCTTTTGTAGATACATCAAAAATTGTTGTTTTTATACGTCCATCTGGTCAAGGAATAGATACAGGTGTTCAGTATAACTTAGTAAATGATATAATAAACGTAGATTCTGAGTCAAAAATATATTTAATTAATGAAATCCAAGATGAAAAGTATGAATTAAAGTTTGGTGATGGTTTTTTTGGGAAAAAACTAGGAAATAATCCACTTGATGATGGAGATGAGATATTAGTTAGATATATTGTAACTGATGGGGAAGATGGTAACAATGCAGAAAATTTTGTATTCTCTGGAAAGTTAAAGTCAGGAGATATAGCAGTTAATTTTGAAAATCCTATAATTAATACTATATCTAAGTCTCAGAATGGTGGAAATATTGAAGCAATTGATTCTATTAAGTATTATTCACCTTTAAGTTACTCATCTCAAAATAGAGCTGTCACCGCAAGAGATTACGAAGCAATAATTAAGAAAATTTATCCAAATACAGATTCAGTATCAGTGATTGGAGGTGAAGAATTAGATCCTCCAGAGTTTGGAACTGTTGCAATCAGTATAAAACCTAAAAATGGTAATTTAGTATCTGATTTTTCCAAACAACAAATTTTATCTGGGTTAAAACAATATGCCATATCAGGAATAAATCAAAAAATTATAGATTTAAAGTTATTATTCATTGAAGTTAGATCAAATGTATATTATAACGATTCTGCGTTGTCGAGTGTGAATAATTTAAAGACAAATGTGGTAAATTCATTAACTCAATACTCAAAATCAATTAATTTAAATAAATTTGGAGGAAGATTAAAGTATAGTAAATTACTCAAAGTCATAGATGACACAGATCAAGCAATTACATCAAATATTACTCAAATTGTAATGCGACGAGACTTGCAATTGTCAATAAACCAGTTTGCACAATATGAATTATGTTATGGAAACAAATTTTTTGTAAATCCAAACGGATTTAACATAAAATCAACAGGATTTACTATTTTTGGGCAATCTGGAACGTTATATCTCTCTGATGTTCCAAATTCAGATTTAAAAACAGGAATAATTCGAATAATTAAAATTTTAGATGATGGAAGCATCCAAAATGCAATCTCCTCAGCTGGATCAGTTGATTATGAAAAAGGTGAGATAAATATATCAACAATTAATTTTTTATCATCAACTGCACCGAATAATGTTATTGAAATACAAGCATTCCCAAGATCAAATGATGTTGTCGGATTAAAAGATTTATTTGTCTCTTTAGACATCTCAAATAGCACCATAAATATGGTTAGAGATGTTATCTCCTCTGGTGATGAAGTTTCTGGTGTAGAATTTATTAGAGATTTTTATTCATCGAGTTATCCAAATGGAGAAATAATTAGAAAATGATAGAAACTGGAATTGTAAGTAAAGTAAAAGTACAAGATGTAATAAGTAATCAACTTCCCGATTTTATCAGGGATGAAAGTCCTCTTACTGATGAATTTTTAAAACAATATTATATTTCACAGGAATACCAAGGTGCACCTATTGATCTTGCAGATAATTTAGATCAATATTTAAATATCAACAATTTATTACCAGAAGTCATAGTAGATAACTCTACTACAGTTGGTCTTACCACCATTGGTGCCAAAACTATCAAAGTTTCTAGCACAAAAGGATTCCCAAATCAATATGGTTTGTTAAAAATTGGTAATGAGATAATTACCTATACTGGAATTACCACAAATTCTTTTACTGGTTGTGAACGTGGATTTAGTGGTATTACTAGCTATCATTCAGATTCAAATCAAGAAGATTTAGTATTCAGTTCTTCATCTGCATCAGAACATAAAGACTTATCCACAGTTCAAAATTTAAGTTCTTTATTTTTAAAAGAATTTTATAAAAAATTTAAGAAAACTTTTTTACCAGGATTAGAAAGCACAGATTTTCAATCAAATTTAGATGTAGGTACGTTTATAGGGGAATCAAGATCTTTATATCAGACTAAAGGTACAGATGAATCTTTTAGGATACTTTTTAATGTCCTGTATGGTTTAACACCTAGAGTTCTAAATTTAGAGGAGAGATTAGTAAAACCATCATCCGCAAATTATGTCAGAAGAAGAGTTTGTGTAGCAGAATTATTATCAGGAAATCCTATACAATTACAAGGACAATCTCTTCTGAAGGGATTAACAGGGCAAACTTTGTTTAGAAGTGATCTTGATAGTAATAAAAATGCATCAATTTCAGAAATAGAACCATTTGAGAGAAAAAATTCAGGTATATCTGGAATTACAACTTATTATAAGATAGGTTTATTTGTTGGTTATGATGAATCTGCAGATGTAGCAAACGATTTTGTAATTGTTCCAAATACAAGATCATTAGAAAAAGTATCAATAGGATCAAGTATAATAAATGTTGACTCTACCATAGGATTTGGTACAACAGGAACCATTATATCAGGATTAAATACCATTACATATAATGGCAAAACAATTAATCAATTTCTAAACTGTACAGGAATTGGTGATACGATATTTCCCGTACAAAATATTAGATCAGATATTACTTATTTTGGATTTGAGGATGGTGATGTAAATAGGAAAGTAACCTTAAGATTGACAGGTGTTATCTCAGATTTTGAGCAGGAAGGGAATATCGATGTAAATGAGGGGGAGTTAATTTCTATACGTAGTTTGGGTGATAAAGTAGAAAATAATAATGAATCATATAAAGAAATATTTTGCAATTCTTGGGTTTATAATACTAGATCTTCATTTTTTATTGATAGTATAGATGGATCACAGTACACACTTTTAACTAATGTTGATAAATCATCTTTAAAGAAGGGTGATTTAGTAGAAATAGTGGATAAAAGAAATAACGAAATAGTTGTTCCTTTTGATAATAGTACATCACCACATGTACAAGATTTTGCATCGGTTGGAATTGGACAAAGTTCAGTAACACTTTCTGGCACTCAATCTAAATTAAGTACGTTAATTGACAAAGGAATTATTAGTGATGCTAGTGAGATTGTTAATTTTAAGATAAGAAAAGTTCTTAACAAAGCTTCCAGTGATGGTGCACCTATAGAATATGGTAATGATGTTATAATATCAGATATATTAAATGTTTATACTGATAAAAAATCAGAAACTGCTTATGTTGCATCAAATTCTCTCCCATCGTTTATAGATAATAATAATGCAAGTATATCGAAAAAAATCAATATAAACACAAAAAATATTTCAATCAATTTATCTGTAAATAATAGTATTAGTGGTGATTCTGGTGATGAAACAGATTTTTCAACTATTAATTTTGAGTCTAATGTTCCTTTTGATACTGGAGATAAAGTATTTTATTCGCACTCAGATGGTGACGGACTTATTGGCATTGAGACTGGTTCTTACTTCATTAAAAAAATAGGATCTAAAAGTATAAAATTATTTACATCACCCTCAAATATAGATGGTGGTAGAAATCTAACATTCACTAAAAATTTAACTAATGGTATTATAAGTTTTGTATTATTTTCTCAAAAATCATCTATTATAGGTGCTCAAAAACTACTTAAAGAATTTCCATTAAATGAAAATATATCTAATGGTGAAAATGAGTTGACAGACATTGGACAAACTGGAATTCTAATTAACGGTGTTGAGATTTCTAATTATAAATCAAATGATAAAATTTATTATGGTCCTTTAGAAAATCTTCAAGTTTTAAACAATGGAGAAGATTACGATGTTATTAATTTACCGAATATTGTAATATCAACTGGTGTAGGCACCACAGCTTTAGCACAACCTGTCATCAGTGGAAAAATAAAAAACGTTTCTGTTGATCCTCAAAATTTTGATATAACAGAGGTTATTTCTATTGGTGTTACTGGTGGAAATGGTTCTGGATGTGTTTTAGAACCTGTAGTTGGAGAGAGATTTAGAGTCGAATTATTTAATACTAACACTAAAACATCAAGTGAGTCTAGAAGTGGTATAAACACCTCAGATGAAAGGATAGTATTTTATAACGATCATAATTTTCAAACAGGAGATCCAATAATATATGATTCATTTAATAATTTAGGAGTGGGGACAGGGGGTTCAGGTTCACTTGTATCCAACTCTATTTACTATCCATACGTAGTAAACTCTAAAACAATTACTCTTCATAAAACAGCAGAAGATGCACTCTCAGGAGGAGGAATTAATAAAATCAACTTTGATGGTAATAATGTTTCTGGTAATCATGCATTTAAAGTTGGTTTAAGAAAAACTTTAATAGATGTTAAAGTAATTGAAGAAGGTGATGGATATACAAATAGAAATTTAAAGATTAATCCCACAGGAGTTTCTACACATAATGACAGTATCAATTTCGTAAATCATGGATTCCAAGATGGTGAAGTTGTTGAGTATTTCGGTAATATTTCAGGATTAACTCAAGGAAATAGTTATTACATATTAAAAATTGATAACGATTCATTTAATTTAAGTGATGCTGGAATAGGTGCTACCATTGCATCTAATTACATTAGACGTAAACAAGTAAATCTTATTTCTAATGGTGTAGGAATTCAAACTTTTAAATATCCTGATATAAAAGTTTTTGTAGATTATACAGGTACCACTCCTAATCCTCCATCCTTCACTGTAGTTCCAACTGTTAGAGGATCAATCGATCAACTATATTTGTATGAATCTGGAACTGGTTATGGATCTACTATTACTAACACTATTAACTATAAATCCAGTAGCACCACTATATTTTCCTTTTATCTGAGCTGGCACACTAAGAGTAACTGGTTCATTTAAAGTTAAATGAGAATAAAATTGAATGTCATAAAGTGAAATATCCCATTCATTTAAAGCATTATTAGCAGAGCTGCCTGTTCTATATGATCCAGATTCTAAGGCAAAATCATAAACTCTTGCAACTCCGATTTCACCACCAGTTGCAGTGGTTTTCGCAGATCCTATTCTGGAATCTCTTAAACTAACAATATATGTATTTCCAATTCCAATTTCTGGAACACCAGACACATTATTAAGTCTTAATGAATTTCCTGTTTTATATGATACACCTTGGTTTTCTAAAGTTAATGAAGTTCTTGGTTTGGGGCAATCAAGATAAGTAGAACTAATTGTTTCAACTTCATATCCTTTAACGAATGCTTTACCAGGTGAGACTTGATAGACTGCAAGATCTTCACTAGCAAGAGTTCCACCTTGTGTAAATTGACCTTCTTGATATATACCTCCATTTTTGATACCATCATCCAAAGAGTCTTTTAGTGCCACACTAAAACTCTTAGTCATATAGTCGCCAGATTCTGCAAATGTTCTACGTGCTAATTCATCCCTAATGAAACTATAGTTAGTGTTCTTAGTATTAGATCTTACTCTACCATTTTCAATTACTGCTA